TGTTAAAGCCAATAAAAAAAGGATCATTAAATAGATCCATAGCGTACTTTGTTACCATGTTATTCCCCTTTCAAGCGAATAAGTTAATTCCCCCCATACGGGCAGGTATTAATATTATAGCACAGGTTCATCAGAAAAGGCTATACTTATTGAGTGTCTTGGACCTACAGACTCAACACTGTGCCTTACACCTTTTGGAATATATGCTAGGTCACCTGGGTTTAAGATAATTGCATCAATCAAGTTTTCTGAATCATCAAAAAGTCTCCAGAGGCTTTGCCCCCCGCCCTGAACAAAGAACCTATTCTCTCTGTCAAAATGCACTTTAGGATTCCAAAAATCTCCATCTATCCCATGATCTTTAATAGTAATGTTATCTGGAATTTTTTTATGGTTGTTTTCACAAAACCTATTAAATAAACTTAAACAGTCTGGATCACTAATAATATTATTATTTCTATTGATAAAATGCACTATGATCATTCCAAAAAGAGGGTACCCTTTATAAACTCTATTAATGCTATCCAATACATCTTTATAACAGTCAAATATAATTTCTTTTTCTTGTGCCTGAAATGATGCAAAAGACATGTAGACTATCTTTTTATCTAAATCGTATACATTTCCTATGTCTGACCAGGACGGTGTTTTTGTAAGAAAATTTCTTGATACGTAAATCTTTTTTTGCTCTGTTGCTAAGGCTATGTCATTCCTTGTGATTGTCGTCATTACTAAATTATATCATATTTGCTTATATGGTATAATTAAAATATGAATAGTAATAAGTCAATAAGAGGCCCATTAGAGTACAATCAAGAAAAAGAATATGAATACCACGAGATCGAATTAGCAAGGCACATATCCCAAAATCAACTAAATGGTGCAAGAATCTTTACATCAAAAGAAGAATACGCAAAAACTTTAAATAAAAATATAACATATTTAGAGGTAGGAGTTGGCTGGGGTAATTCTGCCAACATCTTTATAAGTGAAACAAATGCTGTAAGTGCAGATCTTTTAGATTGGTATAATAATGCTCCTGGAGTTTTACATCCAGGTGGCAGTGGTCCAGAAGATGAATCAATAACACACGAAGAACATATAAAAAATAAATTTTCTCAGTACCCAAATGTAAATACAATAAAGGGTGATGGAAGATACATATTGCCTATTTTAAATAAAAGTTATGATCTTATCCTTTTAGATATTGGAAGAGAAAGGCTCATGACAAGAAAACTTATATCAGATTCAGCAAAACTAACTAACATTAATGGCATCATAGGCCTAACTTCTTATACAAATTATGACAGTCTAATGTATGAGGGCCATGTAGGTATATACCAAAGTGTTAACGAATTTTTATACTTTAACAAAAACTGGTCTGTTGATGCTTTAGTCCTACACGATCTTTGCTTTCATGATATATATATTAAAAGAAACTCGTAATGAAATAGAAAAGCAGGCCTGCTAAATAACAAGCCTGCTAGTCTATAGCAAAATTACTTTACTTGGTTATTTGTTCTTCCGCCGCCTGATGACTTCTTTACAGGAGCCTTCTTTGCGGTCTTCTTAACAACCTTTGCAGACTTAACTGCCTTATCAACCTCTTCAACTGAAGGCATTCTTCCGAATGCTGTGTCTGAAGGGTTGGCTGCTCTCAATACAACTGGTACAAGCGCACCAAGTAATGAGTATGCAAGTGTCTGTGGATCTGTTACTCCAGATGCATACAACGCTGTTGCTGCACCAAGAACTGATCTTCCGTATGACGCTAGTACTGCTTTGATTTGTTCGTTCATTTTTTCCTCCTAGGATATTACTTTGTTAGTTCTGTATAATGATTTATACAGACATCTCTAATTTGTGTTTCGGTTGCATATAGTTTTTCTGCTTCAAGTTTACACGATAATACATGGCAAGAATAAAAAGCATTGTTTGCAAGTTCTTCGTATGACTTGAAAATTATCATCTGGTTAAGCCTAACTCTGGCCTTTCAATGCTAGATCCAGTAAACTTAAACCATTGGGTAGCAGAGTATCTTTCTTTGACTGTATTCTCAAGCACCTCATGCCAGTAATCTGAATTGCTTGGAAACATAACAAAACTATTAGCCTTTGGCTTAATCTTTAGATTATAGTCCATAAAGTTAATCTCTCCGCCTTCGTAGTCATCATTTATGTAGTATATTACTGCAAAGTCTCCTGCAGTATCTGCATGTTCGTGCATCTTATATCCTTTTTCAAATCTAATCAAAGGGGTACTCCTATTAGTGAAAGGATACAGATCTGCATTATAAAAATCTAAACATTTTTGATACGCAGTCATAAAAATTTTATCTAAAATTTTGCTAATTTCTTCTGATGTGTTACCTGGCATGACAACCTTGACACCCCAAGGCTGAGTATGCCAAGAGTCAACGCTTTCTGTGTAGTCGAGTAGTTGTTTATGCTCATCTACAGATAGAACATTTTCTGTGATTAGTATATTGTCTATAGAGTTTCCTACATATTGTTGTGTCATGTGTTAATTATACCATTCTCCCTGTTTATTAAAAGTAGAGCCAGTAAACTGAAACCACATAGCAGAACTGTATCTGTTATTGTCAATAATTTCACGGACTCCATGCAAATAATTTTCATTACCAGGGAAAATGATTAAACTGTTAGGCTTTGGTTTAATCTCTAATCCATGATCTGGGAAGTAAATCTCTCCGCCAGTGTAGTCATCGTTAATATAATAAACTGATGCGATATGGTTTATTTCTGATGATAGTGTGTCTATGTGTGGGACCAAATAGAATCCTTTTACAAATTTAACTATATGCGTCCTTGGTTGACGGTGTGGATTAATGGCTACACCATAAAGATCTGTAGACCTTTTATAAACAATTTCAAATGCTTTACCTAGTATCTCCAAAATTTCTTTTGGCAAATTTTGTGACTCAATAGTTTGAGCCTCCCAAGGTTGCTTTGTCCAAGATTCAGCATTTTTTGCATACTTAAGCAAAATTTCATGCTCATCTTTTGGCAGCACATCTTCTATATACTGGATATTTTCTACAGCATTGCCTATTTTTGCAACATTGGCTAAATATATTTCATCTTTTTCAGAAGGATTTTCAATCATGTATCTATTTTACCATAGTCATCTGGTAGCAGTTTCTTTAGTTCTTTATAGGCCCCTGAAATTTTTTTCATTGAGTGGTAGTGAGGGTATGCTGTTCCGACAACGCCATACTCATCAAAGTATGCAATTTCTGGCTCAATATCACTAACAAACTTATTTAATCCTTCTTGAACCTCATCTATATAGGTGTATGCCCAATCTCTAGAATCTGAAACAAATTTTAAAAATGCTTCATTAGACTGCTCTTGATCTGTCTTGTTTTCATCACTCATGGATTGCTGCATCAACAAAAGGTTTAGGGTGTTTGCAAGAATTACTCTATTTTTCTTTATTTGTACAACATATAAAGAAAGAAAAAGACAGGACAAAAAAGCAAAGATACCAACAAGCGCTGACTCAACCATAGTTCTTACCTCCCATTTGACGAATTTCTGTTGTTGGTCCTACAAATGTAGAGCCAGAGAAAATAAAGGATACCTGAAAAGTATGCCTAAATCCTTTTAAAACTTCTAATACTCCGTGAAGATAGTTTTCGTTACCAGGAAACATGATCAAACTGTTTGGTTTAGGTTTAATTTTTAAATTATAATCTGGAAAAACTATTTCTCCTCCATCATAATCATCATTAGGGTAATACATGCCTATAATGTGTAGATGTTTTTGAGCGTCTGTGTCTACATGGGGTCTCATCTTGCTGCCTCTGCTCCACCTTCTTATAATATAGTCACCCTTAAATTCATCACTTACTTCTATGTCATAATAAGACATGCATTCTAGTCTGGAAGTTTGAAATATTTTTTTTAAAAGTTCAATGATATCTTCTGGAACTGATTCCTTCGGAGTTCTTTCGGTAGTCCACGGCTCTTTTACCCAAGAACTTTCATCATAGTTGTTTAAAAAATTAGATATTTTTTGATATTCTTCATTAGATAGAAAGTTATCTATAGTATGTACATTCTTTGCAGAACTTCCCAACTTATCAACATTTTTTAAATAAATCTCATCTTTTTCTAAATCAAGTTGTTTTCTAAAATCTTCATCATTCATAATTCTTTTCCTCCTTCTCGGACTAACAAGACGATAGCCCCGTTATCCTCCAAAGCCTTCTTTACACGAATCATGTATTCTATTGCTTCTCTTTTCATTTCTACTGTCTCCAGAGACATAAAGTCTTTTTCTTTAGCCTTTACAGTTAAAAAATTATCATTGTCTATGATCTGTAAAGAAAAATTTTTAGGGCAGGTTACAGACCTAAAAGCCCTTTTCATTGCATCAGTATACATATCACTCCATTGTCAAAGACTGCCAAGTTTTGCCCCAGTCAGTCTTGCTCTTATGACTAGAAAACTCTTTAGAAACTTCTCCATTTTCTAAGTATACACCACCCCAGACTCCCCACTCTTTCCCCGAAATTCCGACAGAAAAGCACTCTTTCCTTACTGAGCATGATGAGCACAGGGCATCTATCGCTGGCCTAAGAAGTTCGTCTTCTTCGTACTTGTCAAAAAATAGGTTTGTATCATAGTCTAAGCAGACTGCTACATCTTTCCATTTATGTTTGTTCATTTACTTCACATACTTATCTGGAATTTCCCACCCTTGACTAGAAGGAACAAACTCTTTTTTCATTTGCCACTTATTGTTTTTGTATATTCCAAACTTTGAAAAGTATGCTTTTTCTGATGGAAATGTTTCTACTACAGTCCATCCATC